ACATAGGGGATGACTGACTACCAACTTTCTAAAGTATATCAGATCGTTTGTCTCACTACGGGACAGAAATACATTGGTTCAACAACACAGGCGACACTCGCAGTAAGATTGGCGGGGCATGTAAAATCTTTTAAATGCTGGAAAAATGGTAAATATCATTTTGTATCCTCGTTTGCTGTATTAGAACAAGACAATTATCAGATAGAATTACTTGAAGCGTATCCATGTAATTCTAAAGATGAACTAAACGCACGAGAAGGACAATATATACGAATGGTTGATTGTGTTAATAAATGCGTAATGGGGCGAACGAAGAAAGAATGGCGTGAAACCAATAAGACCGACATCGCAGAGAAAAAAAAAGAAATATATGAAGACAACAAGTCCGAAATATTAGGGAAGGCGAAAGAATTGTATAAAGCAAACAAGACTGAAGTATTAGAGAAAAATAAATCGTATTATGATGCGAATCGAGACAAAATATCAGAACAAAGGAAGCTATATCGTGAAAAAAACAAAGTCAAGATAGCAGAACAAAAGAAAGCATATCGTCTAAAAAAGAAAGCAGAAAAATTACAATAGTTTAATCAGTTTATCCCACATTATCGAATACTCTTTTAACTTACGTTTGGAATGAAGAACAAATAAAAATGGAACGAGGTCGCTGCGGGCTATCATTGGAAGCATACGTGATAAAAGAAAATGGTACGAGATCATATTCGCTTTCCGTTTGATTCGATGGTAGACTGTTTCTATTTGTTTAAAAAGGTTAATCAAACGTTCTTTTTCATTTTGTAATAGAATAGGTATTTCAATACCTTTTTGCCTCATGATGAGGTATACGCAAGAGTAATACCGTTTTAGCTTATGTTTCTGTAAAGTAAGCTTAATCTCCTCCTGATGAGTTCCTGTACACAAAGACATGACTTCATTTGGAATACATAGGCTATTTGATCCAGATAATTCGTCAAGTTTCTCCTTAAAGTGCGTGAGCTTTTCATAGGGACTGGAAGGGGGCATAGGTCTATCCTTCCATTCAATAAAGGGTTCTGTAATGCCATACTGTATAATCGAACAATGACCACATATATAGATTCCGTCATCATACATAAAATTATGTTCGCATTTAGGAGTTTCGCAAGGAGTTTCGCAGATATTTAGTTCGTCTATTTCTTGCTTAAAAGCATCAAATATGGCATCCATTTGTTTCTTGTTCATCTTATACTACCAATAGATAAAATATCTGTCTAAATGAATAGAATGCCGATCCTACTGGGATTTTACCCATCTTCACGTAAGGATAAGAGATATAGAATGGTATTTGTGAATCCTCCTCAGATAGTAGACTTTGGATTAAAAACAGGAACTACTTATATCGATGAGGGAGATGACAAAAAAAGAAAGAATTATTTGTCTCGTCATTCTAAACGAGAAGACTGGAATAAAATCAATGCTGGGTCAGCTTCCGCCTTAATTCTATGGGGAGAGAGTCGTGATATAGGGGATAATTTGATCCAATATTTAGACAAGTTTAAAGTTCATGTGCCCACAGGTTCTAAAATTATCTTCTAATAATATGGACGATGATTGGTTCTGGGTATATGACGATGAATACTTCTGAGTTACAGTCTCGGGACTTCGTCCCTCGGGGCCGACCCACCTAAAATCTCTCCTTATATAAATGTCTGTTCATCCTCTTCATGGTAAATCCTTTCTTCATGTAACTTACCCAGCCCCAGAGACCTACTATATGATCCCTGCGGAATGGAAGTTAGAAGACATCAGCGTAGTTCATGGCGAACTCTTCCATAAAGGAGCTCGTTCCTTTATCATTCCTCGTGATTTTCATTCAGGCAAACAATCACTCGAAATCATAGCGGAAGGGCATATGGACTATCCCGAATGTCATGAGTTCATTAATTAAATACAAAACTTCAAAAATCTAAATATAATATAAGATGTCATTGTTCGGAGGAAAAGTACTAAGTGAGAACACGATCAAATTGTATGAAGCCAACCTGAAACGATTGAATAGCGGAGTTCTTCCGACAAGCCCCGTCTTTCTAAAGAATACAGACGCAGTCATGGAGAAGATAGAGAAGTTTTCAATGAACACAAAGAAGACGTACTTTATTACTATTGTCTCGTATTTGAAGGACAAGAAAATACCCAAGAAAGTAATCAAGTTTTACATGGACAAGATGGACGAACTCAACAAGACCTTCGAAGAACATAAGGGCGAGAAGACCCAAACACAAGAGAAGAACTGGATAGAATGGGAACAAGTGATTGGCCATTACAAAAAACTAAACCCCGCATCATTGGCGCATCTAGTCTTGGCTCTGTTCGTGTTACAACCCCCTCGGCGATCGAAGGATTATTTTTTGATGAAGATAGTGCCAGAGTATAATGAAACCATGGACAAGGACTTTAATTATTTAGACTGGAAGAATATGAGGTTCTACTTTAAAAACTACAAAACGAAGGGGGCCTATGGTACGCAAACGGTCGATGTATCCCCAGAGCTACAGGAAGTCTTTCATGACCACTTCCCCCTGAAGAAGAAGTTCGCGCCATTCTTTCTATTACAACGTGATGGCGCACGTCTACCGGACAATGGGATTACTCGAATACTCAATACTATCTTTGGTAAGAAGATCAGCGTGAGTATGCTTCGTAATATCTATTTGAGTAGCAAATATGGAGAGCAACAGAAGGCCATGGAAAATGATGCCGAGGCAATGGGTACATCTACAGACATGGCGAGTTCTGTTTACACAAAGAACGACTGAGACAATTACAGGAGAATCATGCCGACCTTTTTTGATTATATACCAAATGTAATATAATCAAATAGATATTCTAATAAAAAGAGTAAATATGTAAAAGATAATCATATAAGACTACAATTATTCTAGAATTGTTCCATCTTTATATGATTATCCAATTGATTATTTACATACTTGATATGAATATGTAAATAATTATTTGTCATTTGGTAAAATATCTAAAAGGTCGGCATCGAGCACGGAGTGCGAGCCTATAACTTCACGCCCATTTGACTAAGATAATCCAAAAGGATTTCATCATTCTTTTTTGTGTCTCCTTTAAAGATGTTCAAAAAATCATCGAATCGCTCATAGATGGGTCTGTGTTGTTTTTGATGAGTCATGTAGTCGTCACACGCGAGACAATAGTACCCACATGTGGTCGCATCTATGTCTTGGATCTCACGATTAGATATTGCTATTTTTCCTTTGACGAATTCTCGTATTTGCTCAGGAAAAGGCAAACCGAAGCTATCGAAGTAAATGACTTCTTTCGTAGGGAATATTTTGAGTAAAACCCAATGAGTTCCGTTTCCTACATCTGAACTTTCCATATTGATGATATAACTTCCAACATAACAACGATCTGGTAATGTATCCTTACTAAACACACCAACAAGAGGCAGTTTAAGTATTTGAGCGGTTCTCTCCAAATCGGTCGAACTTGTTGTGTAATCTTTCATTATATTATATGGATATTTAGTAATATGGGTTACTGGTTTCTTTGTATGGTTTCATTGCCATCGATCCAGTTTGAATCACAGTATCTTCAGTCAAACTTCCTCCAGCGAACAAACCTTTCCCGTATGCGGTCTGTTCCAAATCACCAATCACACGATTCTTATCCAGAATAATTTTAGTGAGTTGTTTCTTGCTGAACTTCCCCCCGAAGAGGCGCTTGCCTGTCCGCCCGATGTCGTTTATGCTAAATTTCTCCTCGAGAATATCTCCTCCCTTTTTGCCTTTCTTCCCTCCGAAAAGGCGCTTTCCAGTTCGCCCTATATCATTAATGCTAAATTTCTCCTCAAGAATATCTCCTCCCACTTTAGCTAAACCCATTTCCATCAGTTTTTCAGCAACCATAGGAGCGACAATCTTACCCACTTCCGTAAGGATTGAACCTCCCTTTTTCGTATCCATTAGATCCATCATGCTATCACGTGTAACTCGCATACCCTTGCTATTCTTTAAGGCCTTCTCCAATAGAGCCATCGCTTCTGGTTTCAGTTCCATCGCAAAACGACCTGCCTCATCAAGCATCTCACGATTCAGTTGAATAGCACCGCCCTTTTTAATACTTCGAACCTGAGCGGGGGACATTTTCATACGAAAACCACGACCCACGTTGGCGGCGTACAGACCCTCTCCCATTTTCTTTTTGATGGCATCTTTAATCATCTTCTTTGCCTCTTCCTTCAAGATAGGGACTGCGACATCGAGAGCTTCGTGTCCAAGTTTTTTAACAACTGATTTCGCATCATCTAAAATGCCGTCTCCCATTTTCTTTACTCGAACCATATAAAATAACACGAGATTTTCATATTGACCTTTTTTAAAATTACATGAATAGTTTCAAGTAATTTTATTTAAACATCTATGACCTATGGTTTATGATTCACTCAACCCTTCCGCCCGTCCCCACGTTGATACTGATTTCACGAGTAAAAGTCGCAAACACCAACAGATTCACTGGAATCGAACCAACCACCTGACCTAAGATCTGGATTGACCGGGGCACACCAGATTCGCCAGGACGACCTCTGGAGCAGTCGACGTAGTAGTATCGGTAGAGAGAGTCGAACTCATCGAGACCAATAAGACCCGAAGCAAGACCCGTCGTCTGTCCTCCGTTCAGCTGATTGGAAGTCGCAAGCTGCTGAGTGAAGGCAACGAAATCATACTGCTCATTGTCATTGAAAATATTGCGACCTGAAATCTGGACATTAAAGTTCGTAAGACCAACTGGGTCTGGCGCACCACCCGAAGAAGAGAAGGGCGAAAGAAGGGAAGAAGACAGAACACCACCATCGTAAGGGGCAGCGGCAGGGGCACCGGCAGTTCCAACCACTCCGTTTGATGTCTGAGGAAGGAATGCCATGACTACGAGGCTCTTCAATCCAGGCAAACCGTTCGACACAAGGAAGTTAAAGTCCGAGGCAGTGTTATTGAACTGGTACTGGAAAATGTCCTCGTAGGCAATCTTTTTAACTGGATTTGCGATGTACTTCTGCTCGTTTTGGGCCGTCATCGTGTAGCATGGAGCATACAACCGGACACTCGTAATGGGGCAAGTCACCTGATCTGCGAGTGATGCGAACTGGGTTCGGACAATCGAAACAGCGACTTGTCCCGCCACACGAGTTCCCGCACCAGGAGCCGCCTGAAGACCCGCTACAGCGTTAGTTAATCCCTGTCCTGGCGAGGCAGAAGCCAGCATAATCGGGCAAGTACCGCCACCCCCGAGCATGGTTGGAGCTTCTGACAACTGAAGAGCACCAAACGCATCAAAAGTTCCTGTCGGAGAAACACCCGTCGCCGTCTGGAAGAACTTACAGAGGCACTGGTTCGTATTAATATAAAGAGTCATCGCAGCACCCTTCATGAGTGGAAGCTTTGCGAAATAATCACACACGTCCTTCAATCGAACAATTGCGGGAAATACAATACTGCGACCCGTATTAGTTGACTCGACATATCCCTTAAACAGTGCTTTCGTCCTGGCGGCGTCAGAACCCAAAAGAGCAGACTTGTTTGCCGAAATGCTTCCCGTAAGAGTAGAAGCGCCTGCTCCCACCTGAAAGTTCAACCACTTCATTCTCGCCATGAGGCCATGATTGGCACAGGCGTAAACACTATCACTGTTTACAGTTGACTCTGTTCCAAGAGCCACGTTAGCGGTATAGGCAACCGCAGTCGCACCTCCACGATACGAACCAATACCGTTCAGGGGGACAGTCATAGAAGTTCGGTTATTCGAGAGACCCGTTCCGTTTCCTGCGAGAACATTTGTAGCAGAAGCCAAGGTTGTGTTGTAGACCCACGAGTCATGTGAATCAGGGAAAAATCCGGTCACTTTACCCCAGCACTTAATATCGTCCTCCGACCAAGTCGTAAGATTCTTAAAGGAAGAGTACACGTTCAGGAAGCCAGTCTGTTGGACGACTGATCCGCCGTTCAGCTCGACGGATAACGAATGAAGAAGATTCCAGTAGCCCGCCTTGAGCGCACAGGCAAAGTCAAGGGGAGTCGCATTCACGGTAAGCGAGTCAGACTGAACCTGAAGAACCGTAGGAATTACAATGTACGCCTCTTTATAATCGACATAACTTCCGTTGTTACTGAGACTCGTTGTATTAAGGACGATTTGTCCCGAGTATGAACCCTGATTCTGGTCATTGACATAGAGCCATTGCTTATCCACGAAAATAGGAGGATCTTCCGTTTTACTTTCCAGAGACATGTCCAAAGTTACAGCGTCAGCACTCATTATATTATACGTTGAGGTTTTTTAATCATTTGAAAATGTAATTTGATTTAAATGGTTCAAATGATTTAAATACATGCCCTCATTCATCTGTAGATGTGGAAAGATTACAATGAAATGTATGAAGTATCTACACACGGCGAGATTTATCACAAAAAACTGAAGAGACTGGTTAAACAATCAAATCACTGTGCGGGATATAAAACAGTTCAGTATGGGTTGGTTCATAGAATAGTAGCATCTGCTTTTATACCTAATCCTGATAATCTGCCTTTTGTAGACCATATCAATTGTGTTCGCACTGACAACCGTGTAGAAAACCTACGATGGGTTAATGAAAAACAGAACTGTGAAAATCAAAGAGCAAGATTAGATAATAAGTCAGGACATAGGGGGGTATCTCTCATAAAATCTACAGGCAAATGGAGAGCAAGCATAGGTCGCAAAAATATTGGACACTATGACACCAAAGAGGAAGCAATCCAATCGAGGCGAGATGCGGTTCACGAACAATATTCATGTCCTCATTCATCTGAGATTTAATGGAATGAAACATACCGCTTCGGAGTTTCTAATTTAAGCATAAGCCCGCTCACTTCCTTTTTCCCTTTTCCAACCATCTCTTCTGTCATTACCGCAAGTACAGGCATTCTTGGGGTTACACGACCTTTTGACATTGACGCACGACCTTTCATCATAGAGACCTTAGGCATTAATATATCTCTATATTTTTTTATTATTTCATTTCAAATTTGTGAGCGTCCTCATCGATAACTAAAAGTATAGTCATATTTGGGTCCAGCAACACAACGCCACGGTCGTTTTGGTCGGTAATGGTTACGATTAAATTATTGTAATATCCTACTTGACAATCTATGAAGGACATCTGGTTCGGCGCGACTACGAATTGTGCGCCGAAATTACCCGCTGGGGGAAATGAGTAGATCAGACTGTTAGGAATGCTGTAATTATTATTCACAAGAGAGCACTTCAAGAGGTAGGAAGACAGGGGCGAGACCTGCGGAATAGCTGTGCTCGAAGTTGTCGTCGTGACCTCTATCGTGGATGAGGCCGGGAAAGTTCCCGCAGAGAATCCAATGATATCACGAAACGCATTCGCCGAGACAACGAGTTGAGGGTTTCGATTAGTCGCGGGAACTGTCCATGTCGCGTCAACTGGAAGTTCGTAATTTGCGGGGGCATAATCGGTAGAATTCATGGGGAAGGAGACCACATCGATTTTGTACGTTGAGGTATTGACTGCCATCGTCAAGAACCAGACGAACTTACCTGTGCTTATTTCTTTAAGGTAATGCTTATTCACGAGCATAGTCTGATGGAGATAGTCATTCAAATTACTGATCTCATAGAATCCATCGGTAATATTGACATTATAAGTGTTGCCATCAACCCACACGTAAGAGAAAGTATTGTTATTGTAAGACAGTGAAATATTCGGCGTACTATAATACATGGTAATCGAAGATAGAGCGATGGTTGTTCCGTGTTTTACATCTATTCCGCCCCCGGGGAATTGGTATTCTAAAACTGTATTGTTGGTTCCTGGGAGGACATTTCTAGCCGTCAAAATAAGAGTACGCATATAGAATACCAATAGATTTTTAGTTATATAGTATTCATATAAAGACAGCACCGTATAATACCGTAGAGAATGCCTGACTATCAACGAGGGAAGGTTTATAAGATCACAAGCGGAGACCTGACTTATATTGGATCAACAACAGAGAACACATTAGCCCGCCGCCTTTCTACGCATGTTAAAGATTATAAACGATGGAAGGATGGAAAACGAGGAAATATTACATCTTTTCAAGTGTTAGAACTTGGAAATTATGAGATTACTCTTCTTGAGCTATGCCCGTGTCATTCACGAGACGAACTGACCGCGCGAGAGCGTTATTGGGTTGAGGCGCTTCAATGCGTCAATCGTTGTATTCCAGGACGAACACGGAAAGAATATAAGGAAACTCATAAAGGGGTTATAAATGAATGGATGAAGCAGTATCAAGAGGATAATAAAGAGAAGATAAAAGAACAAAGGAGAAATTTTCGTGAAGACCATAAGGAGGAGATTAAAGTACAAAGTAAAATATATTTCGAAGCTAATCATGATAAAATTAAAGAGCGAGGTATAGCATACTACCAAGCAAACAAAGAAAAAATATGTAAAGCAAACAAAGAGAAACGCCTTCAAAAATCTCTTTCTATTATAACATGAGCGCTACTGAGACAATCTTATTCGTGGGCGAGTTGATGGTCAAAGAACAAATTATTACGGAGTTTGGTCTGCGTATTTTGAACAATGATTTCTTAAGTGATGTTTCTGTTCCCATTGAGCCTAATGAACTTAAGAAGAAGACGCGGGTTTGTATGTTTATGGTAATCGTATACAACATGACCTTGTTATATGGCGGTTACTGCCAAGAGAATAACCTATCGATGGAGCACTACGAAACATTGAAGCCAATCGCCCTACACTTTGAGCAAGTCCTGCCGAAGATGCTACAGACACTTTCCAATAAGTATTTGGAGATTTTTCACGATTTAAAAGTTGCTTCTTTCGTTCACGGGCACAAGTTCGAAACCTATGTTCCAACTCATCCTGAAGACCAAAAAGTGCTCGACGAAATAGGATATAAGGAAGATGATGCTACCCCTGTTGTTATTGATGTTTAGTTGAACATATTTCTATTTTATTTAAGAGTTTTTTGAAATTCTTAAACAAAAACGATTATATATTTTAATTAATTTCAGATTTCATGAATTGTCTTAATCCCTGTGAAAAAATTGACTGCGATTTCAAATACTTATGAAGGTATAAACACAGCAACATGGCCCCTATTCCAACAATCCCTTTTCAAGGAGTTGACCTCATGGGTACTCTCAAGAAAGATTTCCACGAAAAGTTGGACCGCTGGACTGGCGATGAAGGCGATTTCTATGACTTCTGGAAGTTGTATGAACGCTCTAATCTATGGTGGCATGGGCGCTTTCGTCTGATCGACCTCAACGATGCCAATCACACGGAATTAATTAGCGTTATTGAAGAAGCCATAGACAACGAACCAGACGAGTTCTTCTTATATTCCCCCATGACGCCTGATGAAACTATTGGCTACTACGGTCAGCGAAAACTCGAGAAAGACCCCTACTTCAAGACAACCTTCGAAGAGAAGTTCCCGTTTGTTCCAGAAAACTGAGGGTTTTTTGTTTCGTTTTTCATTTTGCTCTTGTTTGCTTTGAATAAGGTTATATATATCACTTTTTAAGTTACAGTAGAGAGTAGATCCATCATAAGAAGGGGAGGTTGGGGGTTGGAGGTTGGGGGTTGAAAACAAACAGTCATAACATTTCGAAAAAAATAAAAATAAAAATGAAAATATTTTTATATTTACAAGAAAAACTTCTTGAAATGAACTCCCAACCGCCCTACCCCCAACCGGCCAAACTACTCCACTGGGACACTTCGGATTCCAAACCAGCATTGAGTCGTCTTTCCTTCAATCTTCTTCGGTTTGCTTTTTACATTTTCAAACTTCTTCGTCTCGGCGTACTTATTGATGTCCCGTCCAAGTTTCGTCATGGTAACGCCTTTGTTCTTTACCCAATCACTCAGATCACTACTCGGAACATAGTGCTCTACGTCGTTTGTGAACTCGAAGGTCTGTTTGAAACTTTCCATTAAGTTGGGCTCAGCATCGATCCACTCCTTCCGGGATTGCCTTGATTTCTCAGGAACGGGCAACACACCACGACGTTGAAATTCCTGATACGCGCTCAGTAAAGTATGAAGGAAGGACAATTTAAACTCCACTGTGTTCATCTCCTGTGACAAGTTAGGGTCAGCTTGAAGTTGGTCGCCTGTCGGGTTCATCGAGTACTGTTTATCAAACGGAAAGACTAGTGTGCGTCCATCCATCGCTTCATCGAAGGGCTTGATCTGCGGGAGGTCGTTCGCACAGACTAAAGACAAGAAATGGCATCGGAAAGACTGCTCCTTCTCATAGTGCCCACGACCCACCAGCCGGTCTTCTCCACTTGACACTTTTTTCATCAAGTTGCCATTCAAGACGCAGTCAGTCTTAATCTCGCTACTGTACACAATTCTCTTTTTGGAGATGTCGAGAATCCAACGGTTCTTCGAAGCCTCATCTGCGGTTGAATTACTTATGGCAAAGCATTCTCCTTGAAAAGTGCCCACGTAGCCACCCAGACTCGTTTGAAGAATGGAGGCGAATCGCGACTTCCCGCCGTTGGTTGTCCCCAGACAGAACCCGATATTTTTCAAGCAGTCTCCCGCAAGTGCTCGAGCAAGAAGCTCAATGAGATAATTTCCCATCTCTTCGCCGTGCTGCTGATAGAAGATGCGGTCTTTAATGTCATAGGAACGCTCGCTGTAATCATACTCGATCCGATGAAAGAAGAGAATGGATGGGTCGAACTGCTCTTTGAATTGATGATTCTTGAAAGAGTAAATCCCGTTTGTGAACAGCAAATAACCGAGAGACGTGTCTTCCATTCTCTCCATCCAATCAGGGGCGTTCACTTGGGAAGGGAGAAGGGTCAGCACATTCCGAATGAGGTTCGCTTTGGTTGCGTGTTCGCCTCTGCCGTACTTCGAGATGTAATAGATGTGAATGTTTGAATCTTTCGACCACATGCCCGTTCTCTCATCAAAGACATAGAGAGCCCCGCATTGCTTCCAGTGAGGGTAGGTTTTCAGGAGCGCGAGTGTGGCTTCCATGTCAGTCATTTGTTCCTCACTCGCTTCTTCTTCACTTGGAAATTCATCAAGATCGAGAATTTGACTGTGCTCTTTGTACTTTAAAACTAAATCGTACTCAGCCAATTCGCGTTGAAGTTCAGCCAATAAGGCAGTGTTGTGATAGTGATTACCATACACCATACAGCCATCAAACATGAGGGAGCACACTTCAATGTTTTGCCGTGTCAAATGATTCACTATTTTTTGTAGGACCTCATTTTCATAAAGACAGAGAATGCGGTTGATGTTTGAGCCAAGGCAGTTGTAGGTTCGGTCTTTTGGGATCGTTCGAACGATGTAATCATAGCACGGTAATGCGTAGAGCTTCTGTTGTAAAATCTTCATCTCTTTATCAAACGCCTTGAAGAACTCATCTTTACACGTTGTATTCTTTTTGTCACTGTTCACAGCCTTGAGAAAGAGCTCTTTGCCGTTTGGAATACGGCTCAATATCGCCTTACGGTTTTTGTTGTAGTAAGACAGCTGTGGACATTCAATCTGGTTTAAGTTACAGATGTATTCCAGTAATTTAGGATGGCAGTTTTCCACATCGATGTCCGTGGTAATATCGCGAAACAGAAACCCACGAATATCAGCACAAATGCCTTGAATCGAACCTCCGCAGTACATGCGCCCGAAGGTCGTTCCTTCGACATAGAAGTAGTTTTTGATCGAGATGCCGTTCGCGCGAATAGAGTTCTTCACATACGTTTTTACACAACTGAAGTACTCCTTGCGCTCTTTCTCGCTTTTACACTTCGGCGTAAGTGCCTTAAACTGGTCGTAGGACATACTCTTGAGTGCTTTCAGGCGGTCCATGGGGATGCGTTCGGTAGTGTTCATCTGTTATACTACTAGTTGAGAAAATAGTTTTAAGTTTAAATTTTAATTCAATTTTTTTCCCTAAAGTATTTGAAACAAAAAACTCCCCAAAGAAAGTCCTTCGTTTCAAAGAAGAATTTGCCTAAACTCGGCGGCGATCTTTCGCCATAAACGCCACTTCCTGATGCCATTACGGCAGATGAGTCGGTTTTTGTCTGCGTTCCTCAAGCGCCAGTTCTTCTGTCGTTCGTAAGCCATCTATATTACCCTGAGAAATTAGTTTTAAGTTCGTTTCAATTTTATCAAAAGAATTCACCACGTGCTGGGCGCAGGAATCTTGACGTGATGATTCACACGACCAGCGTGATTTCCCGAGCGATTTTTTGCGATATCTATGGCAGTAGCATCAGCGCACGACATTCCCATTAAAATACGCTCCCCGCACTCACTCAAAGGTATCAAGTCGTGATCTATTTGAGCCAGAGTCTGTAGAGTCATCACAGGCAGAAACTTTCCAGCCGGTAAGCTGTAGTTCATCAACTGAAAGTCTTGATAAATGAGCTTCGAGCGCACACCGAACTTGTCCGTGAGGAAGGACTTCCAGTTCTTTCGTTTGCGCGGATGAAGCTTCTGGATTTTGCTCAGGATGTTTGTGTAGTCCTCTTCGTCAATGATGATAATTCCTTCGGTTGCCATGGCTGAGCTTTATTTACAACTTTTGTAAGTATTCGAAGGCTCATCAATTTTTTTGAAGAGAGAGGACTTTTTAAGACTTCGCGTGTGTCTCGCGTTAGTATGGCGTGGCGTATCGGTACTCTTCCACGGAAATCAAGCCGGCATCCTGTCACTCAAAACCCATTTTGCTAGATCAATCTTATTTTAAATAGTGATCCAAAATACATAGTAGGACGATATCTTCCATAGAATTCTCAGTTTTTTTCCAAAATTGAGTCTGAGAACTGAGAATTTGGAATATTGAAGCCGAAATACCCCCTCGAGTAAACCACGAACGCCACGCCCAACGCCCACGATGACTTGGACTGAAGAAAAGGTCTGCGGTTGGATGAAAACGCTCTTCGGGTATGTGGGTATTTCTCTGGCATGGATATTCGTTATCATCAATGCCATGAAGGAAATTGTGCGCATGGTCCGAGCGATGGATCTTACTGAGGAAACGAAAGTTTTGAAAGCACTTCTCTTCAAAAACAAGAAGCCGTTGACGCAGTGCCAAGCCGTCACGGCGTTCCTGCTTCATTACATGAAACTCGCAAAGCTTGAGCATCTTAGCCGCAAGGTTTCGACGTGGTCAGTCGGCCTGCGCCTCGAGCAGGTAAAAATGATTGTCCGATGTACTCCCAAACGTTTCTGAATCAACGATCTACCTTTTTCCCTTTCAGTGTGTGCGGTTCTTCGAAAAGTTCCCATGTCCACACAGCTTCTTCGACGTCGACAATGTTGTGGCTTTCGTACTCAGCAAAGTCTCCGTTGAGTTTCCTTTCAGTTGGGAGTGGCTTGCTTCGATCATCTGTTCTGATGAAGAAAATGCCAACCGGAAGAGGCTGCTGGAGGAAAAAGAAACCCGCGCTGAACAGAGGAGGATCGCAGAAGCAGAGGAAGTGGGAAAGGCGCTGAGCGCGGCGCTCGAGCTGGGGCTGGCTGAAGACCAGC